TATTTATTGTACTTACCTCACAATTTATTCTGGTAACAAACTTCCTCCATTTTATATAGGGTCCACATCAGTCGATAATATCAATAAAGGTTATCGTGGATCAGTCACATCTAAGAAATATAAAAATGTGTGGTATTCAGAAATTAAATATAATCCTCATTTATTCAAAACAAAAATCATCACAACACACAAAACAAGAGAAGAAGCTACTAATAAAGAACTAATGTTTCATAAGAAACTGAATGTTGTTAAATCAGTTTTATATGTTAATCAAGCATATGCTTCTCCTAATGGTTATTTTGGTATATCTAAAAAAGGTAAAGAACATCCTTTATATGGAAAGAAAGGGCATCCAGTTTCAATAGAAACTAGAAAGAAAATGTCCGATTCACATAAGGGTAGAACTGCATGGAACATTGGAATAAAACAAAAAGATATCACTAAAAGTAAAATATCAAATACTCTCAAAGAGAAGAAAGTTAATGTTGGAAAGACTATTGGTATGCACACTAGAAAAAAGATTGCTGATAAAAATAGCAAAATTCATTTAATCAAAAACATAAAAACTTCAGAAATATTTGAAATCAAAAATCTATACGAGTGGTCTAGACTTAATGGCTTCAATCCAAAAACAGTTACAGTATATTTTAGTAAAAATATAACATTAAATGATACTTGGATTAGAATTTCTGTGAAAAATTAGTCATTCAGGCTTAACGAATGAATCTATATTTGGAAAAACTTTTGATATTACTTTTGATATTTCTTGTGCAACTAATCTATGTTCTTTTTGTGTACTTTTATCAGTTCTGACATCTACTAGATGAATCCACGATCTGATTGTACCGTTCATATAACAGCGTGATACTGTGTTACCTTCTGGTAATATAACTCTTGCTACTTCTTTAGCAATTCCTTGACTAATAGCATATTCATAATTCGTTTTTGCAATAGAAATAACTTCAATTTGCATTTGCTCCCAAACATTGGCTAAGTTATAATCATCTGTTTGTATTGAATTCTGACGATTCTTATTATCTTGTAGTCTTGGTTCACGAATACAAAATTCTAATTCTTTTGTTGGATCTGCATATCTTTGCGAAAATTCTTGGTAAGAAAAAGAACGATGTCTTAATATCTGTCTAACAATATCTCTTGTTGATGTAATTTCTAGACAAACATTTACCATTTCAAATGGCGACCAATGCTTATTCTTAATTAAATATCCTAGTAACTTTTCTGATGTTTCTGTATTGTTCTGATTAGATGGATTGGAAACTCTTGCACAATATGCAATAAGATTTGTTAAAGCATCACTATTTTCATCTGAAAGTAAGTATTCATAATCTTCTGCTGGTTGTGTGTATGAAAGTAATTTCACTGATAGAATATCTTCGTAATTTTTATACATATTAATCCTTTAAATTGTGATAACTTTTTCTGCCCAATTAACAACAACCCAATCATCGATACAATTTTGCCTAGTTATCTCCGACTCTTTACCAATTCTTCTCATTTCTTGAGACCAAAAATCCCAATACGAAGAAATAATCTCATCTTCGGTGAATACTTCCGTTAAATATTCTTGGAAGGAATCATCTTTAGGTGTAATTATTCTCCACATAATCATAGTTTCTTAGTTCCACCGTCATAAGGAATAGCGAGTTTTTCTTGGATTAACATAATGTTAAGAGATTGATTATTCAGAAAATCATATTCATTAGCATAAACTTCAACTAATATTCTACCGTATTTGTCTTCTTTATCAATTGCAGTTTTGATTTTTACAGTTCTATTCTCAATCCTATATACAAGAAATGACATCGCTTTTGCCGCTAATTCTCTTTCAAAAATAAAGGTCGATTTCTTTTCGTATGCATCAATTCCGCTTAGTCTGGCTCTCTTACAAATTTTAACATGAAACCCTAGATCAATTTCAAGATCAATAGTGTCGCCATCAATAATCTTTATTACTTTCGCATTATATGTGTACATTATATCCTCTTCCAAAATGAAAATTTAGCAAATCCTTCTAAACCCCAATAAGTATTGTTTTTAATTACAGAATCAATATCAATGTTAGATAATACCATATCATTAATATCTTTGTGTCTAATAGATGAATCCCAAATAACAATCTTAGAACCAGCATCTAAGACTTTCTTCATATTATCTACAATCTCTTTATTATTCGGTTCGTTGTCAAATATAAAGACCGCATTATTATATTCTTTTATTAATTTAGATAGTTCTGCGCCAGCGGCAGCAATAGCATTTTTCAGAAATAACGAATCAATTGGACCTTCAACCACATAAACAGTATTGTTAGTATTTAGCCTTTCTAAACCAAAGATTTTTTGGTTCTCTTCTTTAACCTTAATTGTAATATACCGAACAGAAGAATCTTCAAGAGCACGACCTTGAAACGCAATCATATTACCTTCCTTATCAAAGAAAGGAATAACTAATCTAGGATCTCTTGGTTTAAGAGTAGAGAATTTATCTGGATTCCAATTAGAAACAAAATCTCTAAAATCATTTGTGAAAAAAATCTTATTCCAGTGTTCGTCAGGAATTTTTCTAGAAATTACATATTCTTTAGCAAAATGCTTATTAGGTAATTCTTTAATAGAAGGAATTCCTATACTATAGATTTCTTTTTTCTTGTCGAATATTTCTTTTGCTTTATTAGAAAGCAAAATCGGTTTTACATAATTGTGATTAGGATGCCGATCTCCTGTTACAAATCTCTCCATTACATATTTTTTATGTAAATCTGCGTCTAAATTTTGCAATAAATTAGACATGGTAGTTCCTTTATTGCAATTATGACATTTAAAGAAAAGATCATTTCCTTTTCTATACATATATCCTCTTGCTTTAGATTTCTTTTTCTTAGAATCTAAACAATAAGGGCAGCGGAAATTCCAAAGATTATCTGATTTTTTCTTGAATAAAGGAAGTTGCGCAGAAATAATATTCAGGTATTTCACATCAATCCATAAAGACATATTATTCACCTATAATATAGGATACTAATAATCTTAAAAAAAGTCAAGGAATTTAATTTTTTGAATCCCTTGACTTCAGAAGAAAAAGACGTTATACTAAGTGTGTAGCGACGTTAAAGTAATATAATATTATTTGTAAAAGATATGCGATCCGATACTTACTGTTTTCTTATATCTCCATTTTGGATTAACTTTTCTCTCATGAAAGAATATAGATCCATGAGTAGGATCTTTCGTCCTATGACATAGGACATCATTAGATACTCTTTCACACTTATTCCATAATTTCTTTTCGTTAACTGGAATTTTCTTACCGTACCAAGAGAATTGTTTTTTCTTAGAAACAACATCACATGGATCTGTTCCATATCCTTCTTTAATTCTATTAAGAATCACATGTCCTACAGCAATTTTTCCAACATAGGATTCGCCTCTGGCTTCGTAATATATGGCTTGCGTCATACAATAGTGTTCCTTCGAACTCCATGCACTTCCACTTAATATTAATGCGGTTGCACACAGAATTATGATTTTTTTAATCAAACCTGACTCCTTGTTTTTTTGTTATAAATATAATTGAAGTTCGATATTAATTACAAAATGTGGATGAGAAAATTCACATACATTTATTTAGGAGATATTTTGAATGAAAATCACGCTCGGTAAACTTAAAACTTCGGAACCAGCCTTAGTAAAACTATCTAATTCTTCACTTCCTTACAATTTGGCATATAGGGTTTCTAAGATGCTTAAAATTGTTTCAACTGAGTTAACAGAACTAGAAGAGTTAAGGAAGAAGCTAGTTCAAAAGTATGGTGTAGATAATGGTGAAGGTAATATGGTGGTTAGTAACGACAATCTAGATAATTTTATCGAAGAGTTAAATCCTTTATTGCTCGAAGAAGTTGATCTTCCTTTTGAGAAGATTAAGTCTTCGTTACTTCCGGATACCATTAGTATCACGCCAATTGAAGTAACGCAATTAGAAGATTTTATTAACTTCGAAGAATAATATCTTCTTAAAGAATATTAAGAAATGGGAGGAGAAATCCTCCCATTTTTCTTTTATATAAATAGTTAAGGAGTAACAAATGTCTAGACCTTCAACAAGAGAACAATTCACCGATTATTGTTTACGTCGTCTCGGATTTCCTGTTATCGAAATTAACGTAGCAGAAGAACAAGTTGATGATCGGATTGATGATGCTTTATCAAAATATTGGGATTATCATTTTGATGGCGTTGAAGAAGATTATCTTATCGTTCCAATTACTTCTAATGATGTTTCTAATGGATATATTACATTAGAAGAAAAAGTATTTTCTGTTATTTCTATTCTTCCAATCGGCAATGATTCTTCTGTTGGTATTGGTGCTGGAGATCTTTTTAATGCACAGTATCAATTTTATATGAATGATTTTTATGGATCGAACAATATTGTTTCTAGTAATCTTGAATATTTATCTTCTCTTAAATCTTACTTATCGACGGCACAGATGACTGTATCTCCGATAAATTCATTTAATTTCAATAGGAAAACAAATCGTCTTAGATTCAACGAATCTCTTTCTAGATTAAAAGAAAAATCATCAAGTATTGTTATTAAGGTCTATAAGAAAATTGATGAAACTGTTTTTTCTGATGTATGGGATGATGAGTTTCTTAAAGAATATGCGACTGCTCTTATTAAAAAACAATGGGGAGAAAATCTCAAGAAGTTTGGAAATATGAATCTTCCAGGTGGAATAACTTTAAATGGGGAAGCTATTTTCAATGAAGCGATTGCTGACATAGAAAGATTAGAAACTAAATTAGTTTCTGATTTATCTATTCCTCCAGATTTCTTTATGGGATAGAACTATATGCCAACTAATAAGTATTTTCAAGCAGGTCGTGGAATAGGTTCTAGAGAAGAACAAAATCTTCTACAAGTTCTTGTGAACGAATCAATACAAATTGGTGGAACAGATTTCATTTATTTACCAAGAACAATTGTAAAATTAGACGAGTTATTTAGAGAAGATTATTTATCTAAGTTTGAAAGAAATTATACAATTGAAATGTATATTCAAAATTATGAAGCGTTCGAAGGTGATGGTGCTCTTATTTCGAAATTTGGTTTTAGTATGGGAGATAGATTAACTCTTGTTGTTTCAAGAGAAAGATTTGAATATATAATAGGTAAGTCTCTGCCAGTTGAAGGTGATTTGGTTTTATATCCTAACTCAAAAACTCTATTTGAAATTAAGTTCGTTGATGATAAGAACCCTCTTTATCCACTAGGAACGAGACAATTCTTCAATCTAACTTGTGAAGCCTTTAAATACTCTAATGAAACTATTGATACTGGAACAGAAGCAGATGAAGCGCAAATAGCCTTTGGTAATGATGGGGCAACTGGTATTATGGATTCGTTTGCTAAAAATACTGAAATACAGCAAATTTCAAATAGTATTATTAATTTCTCAGAATCAAATCCTTTTGGTAACCCATAATGTTAACAACAGCACCATTTTATTTCTCATCAATTAGAAATTTGACAGCAGCATTTGGATCTCTATTCAATAATATCAATATTGTAAGATATAATACCGACGGTTCTGTTGAGAAAAATATTAAAGTTCCTTTGGCATACGGATCTGGCGATAAGACTATCACTATGTTACAGCAACAAGATGTTCAGAGGCGAGAAGGACAGATTGATGTTAAAATATCGCTTCCTAGATTATCTTTTGAATTAACAGGAATGACATACGATTCGACTAGAAAACAACAAACTGTCGGAAAAAATGTTTATGTTCCAGCAGCAGCAATATCTTTTAATGCTAGCACTGCAGTAAATATTACAACTAATATTATTACAGTTCCTTCACATAATTTGAAAACTGGATCTTCCGTTGTTTATTCAAGAGGGACCGGAACAGTTATCGGCGGATTAACAAATAATAATACTTATTACGTTGTAGTTGTAAATAATAATTCTATTAAATTAGCTACAACAAAAGTGCTTGCAGAAGCAGGAACTGGTTTGGATTTAACATCAGTTGGAACAGGAACAGCAACTCTAACATCAGGTTACAAGTCACATTATAATCCAATCCCATATAATTTTGAATTTACTCTTAATCTTTATGTTAAATATATTGATGATGGATTACAAATTATCGAGCAAATCCTACCTTATTTTACGCCATTTTATGCATTAACTTTAAATGATATTTCTTCTTTAAATTTAAAGAGAGATGTGCAGATATCTCTTACTAGCGTTTCAAAAGAAGATACATATGAAGGAACTGTAGATGAAGATAGAATATTAACTTGGACGCTTACATTTATGGCTAATGCTTGGATTTATCCTCCAATTACAGATTCTAAAATTATTAAAACTGCTGTTACTAATTTTTACGATCTTAATGATTTAGGTACGAATAATTCAGAAAAATTAACTACAGTCACCATTGCAGTTGATCCAATAACAGCAAATAGAGATGATTCATATGATATTAGTACAACCATAACAGAATACTAAATAACTTCTAAGGAATAAAAATGCCAGCAGGATATATAAATCTACTAATAGAATCTGGATCAACATTTTCAACAACTATGTCGATCGATGATGATACAGGGGCAAGTTTTAATTTAACTGGTTATACTGCAGCTTGTAAAATAAGAAAATCATATTATTCAGATTTTAATGTATATACTCTAACAGTATCTATCGATTCGCCGCCAACAGATGGTAAGATAACAATATCTGCAACAGCAAATCAAACTGCAACTTTCAAACCAGGTAGATATGTTTATGATGTAGAGTTATCATCTGGTTCTTCTGTAATAAGAATATTAGAGGGTATCGCTGATGTACGTCCAAACGCAACGAGGTAACTATGCCAGATATTAAAGTTATAAGAGTCTCTACAGCAGGTATACAAGGACCGCAAGGTTTTACTGGTGCTACTGGATCTGGAACTGGATCTGGATTAACTGGTGCTACTGGTTCTCAAGGTATTCAAGGATTTACTGGAGCAACAGGAGCAAGCGGTTCTCAAGGATTAACTGGTGCTACTGGATCTCAAGGTATTCAAGGATTAACTGGTGCTACTGGATCTGGATTTACTGGTGCAACAGGAGTAAGTGGTTCTCAAGGTATCCAAGGATTTACTGGTGCAACAGGAGTAAGTGGTT